TCAGCCGATCCTTTCCGTCAGTGCGAAGGCGGCGACGATGCGCCGCTGCCAGGGGGGCCCGAGCGGGCTCTCGACCACGCCGTGGCCCTCATAGGCGTGGATGAAGCTCGCGGGCCCCGAGAGCAGCCCGAGGTGCCGGGCCGGTGTGTTCGGGCGCAACCGGAACAGCAGCAGGTCGCCCGGCTTGGCCTCTCGCGGGGGAATCTCCCGCAGGTGCCTGAGCGCCGCATCGCGCAGCGTCTCGCCCGCCCCGGGCTCATGCCGCGCATAGGGCGGCACGGCTTCCGGCTCGGCCCCCTCCAGCGCCCGCCAGACGCCGCGCACCAGCCCGAGGCAGTCGCAGCCCGCGCCCTTGGCGCTTGTGCCGTGGCGGTAGGGCGTGCCGATCCAGCCGCGCGCCTCCGCGACGATCCGCGCGCTCACCGGCCCTGCCCCGCGCTCGGCACCGCCATCAGCCAGTCCTCGCCCGGCAAGTTCGGAAAGCCGCGGAAATTGAGCAGGTTATCGAACTTGGCGCGGCAGGTCTCCGCCCGCTTGTCGCAACCCGCGACGACGCGCAGCCGGTCCCCGGCCTCGAGCCCCGGGATCGCCCGCCAGAGGTCGAGCACCCGTCGCGCCCCCTCCTGCCGGTCGTCTCGGATCGGGGCCGAGAGGCCCGCCGCCTCGCCGTCCAGCACCTCGACCCGCCCGCGCGCGAACCAGCCCGGCACGGGCGCGTCGGGCCAGTCGAGCCGCAATCGCGCGTCCTCGACCGCCTGAAGCGTCCGCTCGAACGAGAACCCCGCCTGCCCGGCCTCGACACCGCAGCGCGCGTCGCCCAGCACCGCGTCGCAACGCGCCTGGTAGGCGCGGCCCACGGGCTGGTTCAGCAGGTCCGCGAGCCCGCGCAGCTCGGCCCGGAACAGCGCGCCCTCTCGCGAAATCTCGCCCAGATGCCCGCGAAACTCGACCTCGCGCTGGGCCGGGTCGGCCCAGTTCACCCGCCAGACCGTGACCTCGGCGCCGTCGAGCCGGCCCTGCTCGATCTCGGTCTCGGTGATGCCGTCATCTGTCAGCGCGCCCAGCGCCTCGCCATTGTCGACGGCGAGGCCGGTGCCCTGCGCCAACGCGCTGGCGCTCATGCCGCTATTGGGGCGGAATTCCATGCCGTCGAAGGCCAGCGGCCCGTCGTGGTCGGTGAAGCCCCGCACCAGCCCGTCCGCGCGCCTCAGCGCCCAGCAGCGGCAGAGCGTCGTCGCGCCGGTGGCGAGGTGGCCTGCCAGCCCGCTCACAACCGGATCTCCACCACCGGGATCTCGGGCACCGAGCCGGTCTCGAAGCCGGCAGCGGCGGCCACGACGCTCTCGGTGTCGAAGCGCGCGGGCACGTCGAACTCGAAGCCCGCGGTGACGCCGACGCCCACCGGCGGGGCGAGGTCGAGCGTGACGAGCCCGGTCGCGGCGTCGAGCGTGAAGCCCTCGCCCTCGACGATCTCGTCGCCGCCCACCGCGACGCGGACACTGCCCGCGACCGGTTTCTGAATGGGCCGGAGGTAGGCCGTCGCGCCCTCGCCGTAGCGTTTCACCAGCTGGAAGGAGGTGGCGGCGTCGTCGCCGGTGCCGATCGGCTGGTCGAGCGGGGTCACGGGGTGCGAGGGGAGGCCCGAGCGGTAGTCGAGCCAGTCCTTCCAGCGAAAGCCGTGCAGCGGACCGCGCCGCGCCTCGAAGAAGGCCAGGAGCTCGGCCACGTCGTCGAGCGAGCGCAGGCCAAGGCCCGCGTCGTAGCGGCGGCGCGAATGGGCCCAGGGGGTGTTGCGCTCCTCGTGGCCGCTGGAGAGCGTGACGATCTCGGTGCGCCGCTCGGGGCCGCCCGATGCGCCGAAGCTCAGCGCGGCGGGAAATCTGATCTCGTGGAAGGCCATGTCTCACCTCACCTGTTGCGCTGGCCGCGCGCGACGGCGCGGGCGATCCCGGCCGCCACCTGCCCGCGCGAGCGGCGGAAGCTTTCGGCGTCGGGCGTGGCGATGTGGACGGTGACGGCGACCGGCTGGCCCGCCTGTGCCGCGACGCCCAGCCGCCCGTCGGGACCGCGCGAGAGCGGCATCACCGCCTCGGGCCCGGCCTCGCCCATGACGCCCGCGCCCCCGCGCATCGCGACCGGGGTCGGCCCCGTCACCACGCGCCCGCCCGCGAAGGCGGCACCATTCGCGAAGCCCATCAGAGCGCCCACGCCCTCGGCCAGCGCGCCGCCCAGCCGGTCGGTCACGGGGCGCATGGCGCGGCCATAGGCGGTGCGGGCGACGGAGCCCGCGAGGCCGCGCAGCGCCTCGCCCGGGCCTTGCCCGCCCAGCAGCACGCTATCGACGGCGCGGCGGATGCCGCCCGAGAAGCCGCGCTGCAGCGCCGAGACGTCGCGCGAGGTGGCGGCCATCTCGCGGCGCATCCGCGCGAGGTCCGCGGCGAAGCGGTCTGCCATGCCGCCCGCATCGCCCAGCGCGCGTTCCAGCGCCTCGATCTCGTCCTCGGTCATGTCTCGTCCTTTCCGGTCGGGTCGGGATGGGCGCGCATCAGCGCCTCCAGCCTGTCTCGGGTCATCGGCGCGGGGCCCCGGGGCCCGAGTATCAGCGCCAGCTCGGCGGGGGTGAGCGCCCAGAACTCGCGCGGGCGCAGCCCCAGCCCTTTGATCCCGGCGCGCATCAGCGCGCCCCAGTCGAGCCCGCTCATGGCGCGGCGAAGGCGCGGGCCAGCAGCTCCGCCGCCGCGCGGGCCGCGCCTGCGGGGCCGCCCGCGATCTCGGCCGAGACGAGGTCGCCCGCCGCGCCTTGCCAGCCGCCGCCGCGCAGCCCCGCGACGATCACCGCCAGAACGTCTCGCCCGGTCGCGCCGCCCGCCTCGAAGCGGGCCAGCAGCGCGTCGATGCCCTCGCCCGTCGCCTCCTCCAGCTCGGCCAGCGCGCCGAGCGTCAGGCGGCAGGCGTGGCGTTCGCCGTCGAGCGTCACCGCCACCTCGCCCGCATGCGGGTTGGCCATCAGACCGCCTCCGGGGTGAAGGCGAGCGGGCCGGCCGAGGCCATGGCGATCTCGAAGGCGGCCTCGCCGTCATGGGTGCCGGCGTAGTCGATCGCGGTGACCTGGAATGTGCCCTCCATGGTGCCGAAGCCGGGGATCACCACCTGCATGCGCGGCGTCTCGCCGTCGAAGAAGACCTGCCGCATCCGGGCGTCGGTGCCCTCGTCGCGGAACACGCCGGAGCCGGCGATGGCCGCGCTCTTGACGCCTGCGCCGCCCAGTATTTCGCGCCAGCCCTGCGAGCCGAGATGCGTGACCTCGACGCTCTGGGCGTTGAGCGAGAGCCGCTGCGCCCGGAGCCCGGCCACGGTCTCGAAGAGCCCGTCGCCGGTCATGTCGATCCTGATCAGCAGGTCCCTGCCATTCTGCGCCGCCATCGCGTCCTCCTTTCCGGGCTCGTGGCCCACTTCTCTCTGCAAATACGCAAATCCCCGGTCTCGGCCGGGGCTGCCCTCAGCCGTCCTCGACCCGCGCGCGGTAGACGAGGTCGATGCGCCGCGCCGCCCCTTCGGCGTCGCGCGCGGCCTTGGCCCTGACGAAGGACAGCCCGACGAGGCGGCCCCGCGTCAGCGGCGGGATCGGCCCGGCGAGCGCGTCGCAGATCGCCGCCGCCGCCCGCTTCGCCGCGTGGAAGCCGGCGGCCGTGGCGACGACCGAGACGGTGAAGTCGTGCCGCGCGCCCGCGCCCGTGCCGTCCGAGCGGTCGCGGGCGGTTTCCGGCCCGAGCGTCGCGTAGAGCGGCGGCAGCGGCCCGTCGGGCAGCGCGTCGTGGATCGCGTCGCCGAGCAGGTCGGTCAGCGGCGCGTGGGCGGTGAGCGCGGCGTAGATCGCCTGCTGCAGCGCGGCGGATTGGGCGTAGCTCATCGCGCCACCTCCTCCTCGGCCTCGCAGGCGAGGTAGCGCCCGTCGGGGTCCAGTTCGCGCACGGCGCGGATCGCATAGGTCCGCGTCGCCTCGCGCAGCCGCTGCCCGGCCTCGGGCCGCATGGTCGAGCCCGGGGGCGCGGCGCGCAGGGTAATCCTGAGCCGTACCCGGCTCAGCGCCGCGCCCATGTCCTCGAGATCGCGGCCCGAGCGGGCGTCGATCGCGGCCCAGAGCGTGCCGAGCGCGCTCCAGCCCTCCCTGACGCCGCCCGCGCCGTCGGGCGTGCGGGTCGGCGCCTCGAGCACGAGCGCCCGGTTCAGGCGCGGCGGCCTCATGTCCGGCCCCCGAGGGTCAGGCGCATGGGGCGGAAGCGTTCGATCAGCGCGGTGACGCCGAAGGGCATGCAGCCGGGGCCCAGCGCCGTGTCGTGGCGGTATTCGTGGTAGTGGGCGGCGAGCATCATCACCGCCTGCGCGAGGTCGGCGGGGATGTCGGGCCAGGCGGGGCCGAAGCCCGCCTCGAAGCCGATCCGGGCGTGGCCGCCGGTCGGGATGGCGGGCAGCGCGGTCGAGAGCGCCGCGATGGCGGGGCGCTGGGTGTCCCTGTCGGCGCGCCAGAGCCCGGTGGCCACGGGCGTCACGGTGCCTGTCGCGTCGACCAGGTCGAAGCCCGTCACCGCGCGCAGGGGCGCCACCGGCAGCGGCTGGCGGCCCGGCTCGGCCCAGCGCGTCAGCTCCAGCTCGAAGCCGCGCGCCATGAGCGCCTTGCCGCAGCGCCCCTCGATCGCGGCCATCGCCGCGCGCAGGAAGCCCGCCAATGCGGCGTCCTGCAGCCCGTCCTCGGCAAAGCCGGTGCCGAGCCGCAGATGCGCCCTCAGGCCCTCCACGGGCAGCGCCGCCTCGGGCACGGGTGCCGTCTCGTTCCATCTCATCGCGCCTGTCCTTTCGCTGCCGCGCCGGGGCCGCGCGCATGGCGGCCCCGGTCCTTGCTCAGGCGATGCCGAACTTCAGCAGCTTGATCGCCGCGAAGTCGCTCACCGCGCCGCCGACCCGCTTGGTCGCGTAGAACAGCACGTGCGGCTTGGCCGAGAACGGGTCGCGCAGCACGCGCAGGTCGGGCCGCTCGGCGATGGTGTAGCCGGCGGCGAAGTTGCCGAAGGCGACGGCGCAAGCGTCGGTGGCGATGTCGGGCATGTCCTCGGCGATCAGCACCGGGTAGCCCAGCAGCCGCGCCGGCTCGCCGGCCGAGAGGCCATCGGACCACAGGAAGCGACCGTCGGCGTCCTTGAGCTTGCGCAGCGCGCCTGCGGTGCGCGAGTTCATCACGAAGCGGGCGCCCGCGCGGTAGGGCGCGCCGAGCCGGTAGACGAGGTCGATCACCGCGTCGGCGGGGTTGTTGGCGTCGAAGCCGCCGGCCGTGCCGGTGGCGACGTAGCCGAGGCTGCCCCAGGCGAAGGAATCGTCGTCCACCTGCGGGTAGTCGAGGATGCCGCGCGGCTTGTCGACGCCGTCGCCGGTGACGAAGGCCGCCGCCTCGCGCCGGGCGAAGGTGTCGGCGATGCGGCCGGCGAGCCAGCCCTCGATATCGAAGGCGCTGTCGTCGAGCAGCCGCTGCGAGGCTTTCGGCAGCGCGCAGAGTTCGTGCAGCGGGATGGTGATGCGGTCGATCTGCGGCGTGCCGGTCTCGGCCCGCTCGGCCGTCTCGGCGGCCCAGCCGGCGCCGGTCTCGGCATGGTCGATCAGCACGTCGTAGGAGCCGGCATCGACCGCGACCACGTTGGCGATGGCGCGCAGCGAGGCGGTGGATCCCAACACCGCGCGCACCGCCTCGGCGGTCTGCGGATCGACGAGGTAGCCGCCATCGGCGGCGACGGTGTTGCTCATCGCCTTGCCCTCGAGCCCGAGGCCGCGCAGGCCCCCGTCCTCGCCCGAGCGGAGATAGGCTGCGAAGGCGTCCCGATGCGGCGCGTGGCCTTCGGCCTTGGCGTCGAGCGCCGGGCGCGCGGCCCCGAGCGCGGTCTTGCGGTCCAGTCTGGTCATGCGGTCGTCCTGCTTCTGAAGTTGCGTCCTGACCTCGGCCGCGAAGCGGCCCAGCTCGTCCATCAGCCCGCCGATCTCGCGGCCGAGCCCCGTTTCGTGCCCCGTTTCGTGTTCCTGCATGCGATCCCCCTCGCTCATGCCAGCCTCAGCGCCGCCCGCGCGGCGCGTATCTTCGCGGCCAGCGCGTCGTCGGCCTTCGCGCCGACCCGCGCCCCGCGCAGCATCGGGAAGGTGACCAGAGACACCTCCCACAGCTCGATCTCCTCGAGGCTGCGGCCCGCGCCCGCCTTGGTCGCGCGCTTGGTGCGGTAGCCGATCGACAGGCCGTCGATCGCGCCGGCCGCCACCAGCGCCGCCGCCTCGCGGCCCTGCGCCACCTCGGTCAGGATGCGGCCCTTGACCCGCAGGCCGCGGCCGTCCTCGACCACCTCGTCCCAGACGCCGATCGGGCGCGCGGGGTCGTGCTGCCAGAGCATCCGCACCCTCCCGCCGCCCTGGGCCAGCCGCTTCAGCGAGGCCGCGTAGGCGCCCCTGGCCACCACGTCGCCGCCTTGGTCGGGCGTGCCGAAGAGCGAGGCGTAGCCGGCGATGACCGCGCCCTCCGCGATCTCCAGCGCGCCGCCCTCCGCGCAGAACTTGCGTTCCAGTTCCATGCCGTTCTCCCTCATGCCGCCTGCAGGATCTGCTGCACCGCCTGCGCGCCGATCGCCGCGACGACGCCGTAGACCGCGAGCCAGAGACGCCGCTCCAGCCGCTCCATCACCGCCTCGATCCGCTCCAAGGTCGCCGCGACCTGCGCGAATTGCAGCGCCACCAGCCGCTCATGCGCCTCGATCTTCAGCCCCGGCGCGCAGGCGAAGCCGTCCCGGTGCCAGCCCTCGTCAGCCATCGCCGATCTCCCGTGCCGGCAGGCCGAGGAGCGCGCGCTTTTCCGCGTCGGTCAAGAACGTCGCCTCCGACACCCGCCGCCACTGGCCGTCGCGCTCCATGCTGAGCGCCGGCACCCGGTCGGGATCGACGCGCAGCTCGAACCGCTCGCCCGCGAAATCCGACAGCCAGTCGGCCACCGCGCCCGCGACCCGCGCCATCAAGGGCAGCACGGTCAGACGGTAGAAGGCGCGGTTGGCCTCCTGGTAGTTGGCATAGGTCGCGTCGCCGGGGATGCCGAGCAGCATCGGCGGCACGCCGAAGGCGGTGGCGATCTCGCGCGCCGCGGCCTCCTTGGTCTGCTGGAACTCCATGTCCGACGGGCTGAAGCCCATCGGCTTCCAGTCGAGCCCGCCTTCGAGCAGCATCGGCCGCCCGGCGTTGCGCGCGCCCTGGTGCTGGCTCTCCATCTCCTCGACGAGGCGCTCGTACTGGTCGGGCGTCAGCCCCGCCTGCCCGTCCGCGCCGCGATAGACGATCGCGCCGGAGGGGCGCGCGGCGTTGTCCAAGAGCGCCTTGGACCAGGCCGAGGCGGCGTTGTGAACGTCGATCGCCGTGGCGGCGGCCGAGAGCGCCGAGAGGCCGTAATGGTCGTCCTGCGGGTGGAAGCTCTTGATATGGCAAACCGGCGCAGGCCCGTCGCCGAGCGCGAAGCGATGCGTGCGGCCGTTGGCGGAATAGTCGTAGGCCATGGGCCAGCCATCGGCGCCCGGCACCAGCGCCACCCGGTCCGAGCGCAGCACGTGCAGCTCGTAAGGCAGACCGTCGCGGCCCACCGCTTCGAGATAGCCGTTGCCGGTGAGCAGGAGCTGGCCGACCAGCGCCTCGAACAGTTCCGCCCGGCCCTGGCCTGGGTTGGGGCGCGCCAGAAGGTCGAGCGCCGGGTGGCTGTCATGGCGCGCGGCGCGGTCCTGCAGCACCAGCGGCAGCGCCGCGGCCGCCTCGCAGATCAGCCGCACCGCGCGGAAGCCCACCGGGTTGCCGGTGAAGCCCGCCCGCGTCAGCGAGCCCGCGTCGCGCGCGCTCCAGGCCGGGCGGCCCGCGCCGGGCCAGGCCAGGAGCCGCCCCGTGGCCGAGGCCTTGGCCTCTGGGGCCTCTGGGGTCGCCCTGCGTTTCCGGAATTCGAACATCTCGTCCCTCCTGCGCCGTGGAGAGAAAGATGACAGGCGGGGGTTGGCATGGCGTCAGCGGGGCGTGCGGTGCCCCCCGCTTGCGCGCAACGGGGCGAAGCGCGGGGGCGGCCGCCCCCCCACCCCCGCGAGTATTTGCAGAGTAAAGTAGGGATCACAGCACCCGCAGACGTGGCCGCTTCCACTGTTGCGCGGGGCCGATCATCAGCTCGTGCAGCGCCCAGACCAGCGCGTCGAGCCGGTCGGGCGAGCCGGGGCCCGCATAGCCGCGCACGGTCATCTGCGCCATCTGGTCCTCGAGCGGGCCCAAGCCCCGCAGGTGGTGCACGCGCCCCTGCTCGTAGAGCGCGGCGACCGGCTCGGCGCGCAGTGCCTTGCCCCGGCTCGCCCTGAGCGCCCGGAACGGCACCAGCGGGTCGACCTGCCGGACGAGGCTCTCGACCAGCGCGCCGCCCTGGTTCACCTCGGCCACCAGCCGGTCCGCGCCGTGCCGCTCGGCCGCCGCGCAGGCCTCGAGCGCCCAGTCGAGCGGCGAGACGCCCTGCACGGTCGCGTCCTCCAGCACCCAGGCCCGCCAGTCCTGCGGCGGGCCTTGCGTGACCGCGCCCGCCACCACGATGCCGCAGGCGTCCGAGCCCGAATGCGCGCTCACGGCCGGGTCGACCGCCACCACCACCCGGTCGAGCGGCGGCGCCGCGTCGGTGACGCAGCCCTCCAAGAGCGCCGCCGACCACAGCGCGCCATCGGCGTCGTCGAGCAGCAGCCCGTCAAGCTCCTGCCGGCCCTGCCGCGTGCCCGCGTAGCGGCGGCGCATCTCGTCGAGGAAGCCCTCTGCCAGATGCGCGCGGTTGGCCTCGGTGGCCGCGCGGGTGACGACGGTGGAGGGCGCGGCGATCAGGTCCTTGAGCACAGCCACGTTGCGCGGCGTGGTGGTGACGCAGGCGCGCGGGTCGTCACCCAGCCGCAGACCGAACTGCAGCATGTCCCACGCCTCGGCGCCGCGCTTCCACTTGGCCAGCTCGTCGCACCACGCGGCGTCGAACTGCGGGCCGCGCAGCGCCTCGAAATCATGCGCCGAGAAGAGCTGCGCCTGCGCGCCGTTGGGCCATGTCAGCAGCCGCCGCGTCGCGCTCCAGTCGGGGCGGCGGTCGGGCGGCGCGCAGGCCAGAAGCCCGCTTTCGCCGAACACCATCACCTCGCGCGCCTGGTCGAGCGTCTCGCCCACCAGCGCCACGCGGCGGGCGCGCCCCGGATCGCGCGGGCGCGCGCCCTCGACCTGCGCGCGCACCCATTCCGCCCCGGCCCGCGTCTTGCCCGCGCCGCGCCCGCCGAGGATCACCCATGTGCGCCAGTCCCCACCGGGCGGAAGCTGGTGCTCGAGCGCCCAGAGCTCGAACAGGTGTTCGAGCGCCAGGAGGTCGTGGGCGTCGAGGCCGGCGAGGAACTCAGCCCTCGCGGCAGCAGGCGCGCAGGCGATCCAGCCGGCAGCCGATGCGATGGCGGGCGGCGTCGAGGTCGATCTCGCCGGCGGCGAGATCGCCGGATTGCTTGCTGAGCCAGTCATGGAATTTCCTCTCGGTTTCGAACGCGGTCTTAAGAGCGCTCTCCAATTGGCTGATCTTGCTGATGGTTTCGCGCATGGAGCCGCTGTCGGCCTCGCGCGCCTCGGCCAGGAGGTCGGCCAGCGTCGAGCGCACCGAGCCGAGATAGGCCCAGGCGTCCTCCCACTGCTTGCGGCGCGCCGCGTCGGTCAGCCCCGGGGGGCCGGTCAGGTCGTTCAT